TTTTTTTACTATATCAACTCCATTCACAATATTTGGTTTTCTATCTTTGTCTACAAAACTATTATGAATTTCTTTTTCTTTTTTTACTCTTGCACCAATATCTGGTAGTTTTATTTTAGAAAAGTCAAGTTTAGGTGTTTTAAATTTAGGTGTAAATATATTTGATTTTTTTGTTGTTTGTTTTTTTTGAATTTGTGTAGAACGACCAGCTTTGATTGCTTTATCTCTTGCATCTTTAGACTGATATGTTACAATTCTACCAGTTTCTTTTGATTTTGCTTTAAAAACTTCAGACATTATCTTCTACCAAATCCCGTTGTTTGACCTTGTGGTTGTTTTGATTTCCATTTCTTATGTTGAATAGCTGTTCTACCTTCGCGAGCCCATTTAGTATTTAACTTCTGTCTTCTTGCTTTTCTATCTTTGGCTCCTCTGTTAGGCATATCTATATCTCCGTTGTAAATAAATATGTGTAACTTATTTTATTACACATCAAATCTTACGATAAAACTAATATCCATTTCTTTATCGTTTTTAATAGGTTTAGCTAATTTTCCAATAGCTATTAAATCTTGGTGGTCATCAAATAAACCGATAGTAGTTACATAAGGTGAGAACTCTGAACCTGTTACTATGTCTAATAAAGAACCAGTTCCTTTATAACCCTCATCGTTGTATGATGAACTCGCTGGCCATGCTGGTCTTAAATTTAAATGTCTTGTTGAGAAACTACCTGACATAAAGTTTGCTGGTAATGGGAAACTACCACTATTTCCAGGTGTTAATGTGACATTTGTGCTTTTTGTAAATTCACCCTTTTCTACGGTACATTGAATTTCTCTTTCGTGAATAGTTTGTGTTCCTTTAAAAGTTACTTCCCAACCATCACTACCACCAGTATTACCCACATCTTTATATGAACCAGTATCTGTAATAACAATTAGTCCGTGACTATACATAACATTACCTACAATCCTACCACTTAATTGTGTAGAACCAAGTGATGATTCTGAGGCTTGTGTAAATGATGCTGAATAATTATTGTCGTATAGGTTACCCAATCCATCGTCTTTTAAAGTCAATGTGAATCCTAAACTCTCGTCTGTTATTGTTACTGATTTTGGTTTTATTTTCTCACCATAGAATTTTCTTGGTATGGTGATAATTGATGCTGAATCGTGTAATATTCGTGATGAATAATTGTGTGTAAATCTATTAGGGAAATCTGGGTTTGATGATGATACGATTGCTTTCTTAGGTGATTCTGATTGTTCCCAATGTGATAAATCAACTTCTGAACTATCTACAATATTTAAATCACGATAGAACATATTGTTTATTGTGAAATACATTGGTGATTCATAAAATGTTGCCCAATAAGGATTTTTTCCTACTGATGATGAAAGGGAATTATATACCCCAAAACTTTGTGAATTTGCTGTTGAATGTTGGAAATTGTGAATACTTCCACTTATTGCACGAATTCCATAAACACCACTCCCACTATCGTTGTTTGAGAATGTAAACTCTTTATGAACTTCAAATGACCTAAGTGATACATCTTCCGGGTTTAAATTTTTGTAGATACCCATTTATGATATCTCCTATTAGAAGTCTAATTTAACTTTAATAAGTGCTTCTCTTGATTTTGATTTTAATACTGGTTGACTTAGTTTTGCTATTGCTAATGGTTCTCCCACTTCATCACCATATAATGCTACAGTCGTAATATAAGTTTTAGGGTCACTTTTAAATGACTCAATTTTTATATCACCAGAACTTGAAACATAAGTTGGATTATTACTATGATTAAATTCACTATTTCTAACTCTACAAAAGTAATGAGTTGAACTTACTACTTCTTCTCTACGAGCTTGGAATAATGAACCAGAACTTAATGCTCCGTAAAATCTTGATAAAGAACTTGAACCAACTGGTAATAGTTCATTAGAACCAGTGTTAAGAGCTAGTAGTGGACCTGAAATTCCAAATGTATCAGCAGAACCTAATATACTTCCACCTAAAGTTCCAAGTTGTGATAATGTTAATGCGTGAGCATTTAAAATAATCAATCCAAAATCTGGATAAAACTTACCATAAGAACCTGTTGATGAACCCATTGAAGCGGCTGCTGTATGAATTGTTGTTGAACCACCTTGTATAGAACCAGTTACAACATTAAATTCTGTTACTCCGTTTGCGTTAATCGGTGCCGTGTTTGTAGAACTATCATCAATTAAACTAACAAAGTGTCCGGCCGCACTTCCAGAGTTACCAAGTTTTATTTCCCAATTTCCTGGGTCAACTTTTTCTCTCATACGACTTCTGTCAATTGATATTGCGAAGATATGTTGCTTTGTTACTTCTACATCACTATTAAATGTAAACAACTCTGTTTCTGGTGGTTGTGTTAAATTTAACATTTGTCCATAAACAACTGCTGTTTCTCTGTTTCCGTCTGTTCCAGGTTTTCCTAATGAACCACTACCACCTTTATGTCCATATAGAATTGAGAATTGTTTTTGTGATGATGCGTCCGATACATCTTTATTAAATACTTGCATATAGTATGCACCATTTGAACCTGATTGAACTGATGATGTGAAAAAGGAAGTCAAAGATGTTGCTCCTTCTGACCAAATTCCTGACGATATAGTAGAACCTACTTCTCTTACTATGTCGTTCTGTTCATCTAATCTACTTTGGTAACTCATTTTTTATCTCCTTAATTTCTTACTAAATCAATTGTTACAGTTTTAGGTTGACCACTTTGTTTACCTACAGCTTTAAGAACAACTTGTCTATCTTGTCCACCAAGAACTGCAGCAGATTTAGCTCTAACACTTACTTCTACTCCCGTAGCACTTGATGTAGATGTTCCACCACCTCCACCACCACTGGCGTATCCTAAACCAAATTCATCATCTTTTGCTGACTGAGCAGTTGTTCTACCACCTACTGTTATAAGAGTTGCATATTGTGTGCTTTCTAATGTCCAATCATACAATTCACTTGGATAACCACTTGTTGTTGCTGTAAATATTCCAACATTTCCAGAATTGATTGTTGTAGCTCCTGTAATTGTTACTACAGCTCCAGTTGTTCCATCTCCAACATCATTCGTTAAAAAGTATTTAACTGCTAATGTTTGGTTTGGAACAGCTTCCAATAGATTCATATTTTCTATTGCAGCTCCATAAAAATTTGAACCATTAGGATGCGTGATATCATACAATCCGTAATCAATCTCGTCATCTGCTAATGCAAATTGTGTAATTTTAAATTTTCCTTCTCCTTGTGCTAATAACTCACGACCTTTTTTAGTTAAGATAGCATCTACTGTTATGGTTGTATTGTCTAAAACTCCCATTATTACTCCTATTTGTGATTAAATTTTGATTTCATTCTGAAACACTTTGGTGTCAATTATAAATATATGAAAACAAAATTTTTGATTAAATTATTTCTTTCTTACTACTTCTAATTTTTTACCCTCACCCACTTGTTTGGATATTACCGCCGTTGGTGATGTTGCACTAACTATAATAGGTAATTCCCCATCGGATGTGGTATCTATTGTATTTTTTACTCCTTCAAATCTACTTCTTCTATATCCACCTAAATAATCTGAAAGTGGTGTGTATTCTGCTTTCTTAAATGATGATGAATACGCGTGTGATAATGAACTTGATAGTGGAGCATATTTTACTGGAATAGAATTTGTTCCCGCTTCTCCAACTGCGGCTGAACTTGTATAAAATACTTCTCTTATTTCACTTCTCTCACTTTCTACTGATGATGATATAAATGGTGAAAGAGCTTCTGTAAATAATACATCTTGTAATTTTATTCCCTCTGTCATTGAACCAGTTACTAAACTTCTAATAAACGAATCTTTATATCTGTTATCATTTAATGATGAAGATAGTGAACCACTACTTATTAAATATAATGAAGGTTCGTGGAAGAAACTTTCAGATACTACTCCAAAGTAATCGTCTCTTGACGAAGTTATTGATATCACTGGTCTTCTAAATGATTGTGTTGCTTCTAATATACCAACATTTATTTCACCCTCTAATACTAAACTCTCTACACTTGGTGATTTACTAATTACTTCTTTTGGTCTTTCTAAAATGTTTGGTTCTACCAATAAACCAAAATTAAATTTAGTTCTTGCTGGTATTACCTTTTTAATTTGTTCATATATAGCTTGGTCATAGTATTTTACCAATCTCATATATTCCCAAAAGTTATTTGTTCCTGTATATTTTTGGAAGTATGATTCTGCTAATTTGTTTAACCCTCTATAAAAATATTCTTGTTCATCTCTTGGGTCTCCAATCTCTTGGTCAAAATCTAAATCAGCTAATGACTCAATGATATCTCTATTTACAACATCTGTTGGTGAAAAGAATACTCCAAGTTTATTTGAGTCTAATGGTGATGTATCATAAGAACTTTCCTCTGTTCTATAATCAACTGATAATTCAGAACCACTTGGTATCCAACTTCTTTCTATACGAACTTTTGAATTACTTAATCCATACCCAACATTTGGCGTTAGTGCTTTTTCTTCTTGTTCAATATTACTAAATGTGTTTGCTGTAAATCCTATTGCACTACCAGATTGGAATACATCGGCTGTAAACGCTTGGTCTGGTGATATATTATTTAATCCAGTTGATGTTGATAAATCTTTGTTATCATCCAATCGTAATCTAAATATCAAATCCGTGTATGATGCTGATGTGTGGTTACCATTAATTGCTTTTGGAGCGGTTGTGTGGTTATTAAAGGCTGATTCTGTAAGTGGAGCGTTCCAAAGTCTTAACTCTTGTAATGAACCTGTAAATTCTACACCCATATCTCCAAATGAACCAGTTGAACCCCAATAGAAATTACCACTTGATGTCCATTGTCCATTTATATGAGCTGAAGCTGATGCATCACCTGTAGTTGAACCACTTAATGTCATTGATGTTGCTGAATCGTAAAGTATTTTACTTCTACCAGATTCATATTGTTTTAAATATAAATTATACTTTATACTTGATGTTGTATCAAATTCTGCTGTTACTTCTGGGTCATACCCACTACTTAATTCTCTTGTAACACCAACTGACCAAAACTCATTATTGAATACTGGGAATAAAGAAGAAGTTACACTCTCTGATACGGAACCTGTTAATGGAAGGGAACTACTTATGACAAATTCTACTTTACCTTTATTATCAGTTGTTGAACCTTCATCTAACAATCTTATTGCAAAATCACCATCTTTGGCTAATAAAACTTGATTAGAACTTGATGCCGCTTTAAATCTAAATTGAATACTATCTGGTGCTCGTAAACTTTTTCTTGAACTTGTCCACCAATTATTTAAAACATATTGACTTCCTTTGAAATCTAATGCTTTGGTAAATCTCTGTTGTATATCAAAGTTTGGTTGATATTCTTTTACATCTGGTCCACCATATTCTTTAATCTTTAATATCGTTGGTGGAATACCATATGCATTAACAAGAGCTTGAATTGATTCTTTTGTTCCTTTTCTTTTTAGGATATAAGGCATACTTGATAAAACTCTACCCCATATTTCTCTTTCGATATCTTTTTCTGGTTCTGTTGAATAAACTTCATAGTTTGATGAAGTTGCTGAACCACTTAATTGATATCCTTTTACATATCTGTGTAAATCTAATAATTCTTTACCTGATGGTTGTTTCCAACCAAACGCATTAGAAACTGCCCATACTAAGTCTTTTGATAATCCTTTTGTTAAATCTTCTCGTCTATCATAAATATCCTCAAACGCTTTAATGTAAATTAAAATATTATCATAATAATGTCCTGTCATATCTAAGAAATCTAAAAATGGTTGATTCTTTGAATCTCTTTTAATATGTTCAGGAACTAAGTTTACTAAACGATTTGGATTATTACTATCATATATTGAAGCTGATTCAATATTGGTATTATACCAAGTGGTTGCAGCTGAAGCTGTAATACTTAATGGATTATGTGGTTTTGATGAATTTTCTTTTGGCCAAGATGTATCAAATTCCAATCCAAATGAACTTGTGTTCGCTGATGAACTTTGGTAATATAAATATTTTTCATAATGGTCAAAGTTATTAGTGATACCATTTTTTAATTCTTCATTCTTTACAATTTCAGAATCATATACCGAAGAAGTTGAAGCAGCTTTTACGGCTAACGAACCACTCTCACCCGAGTAGTATTCGTATCGTTCTAATTTTGTTCTGAAATTTTCTATTCTTTTTTCTACTGAACCAAATGTTGAGTAATTACCATAATCATTATAATCAACATTAATATCTGCTTGATTACTACCACTTAGAATTTCATTAAATAACGAACTCGATAAAAATGTATCATTTGTATATAAATCATCTAAACTTTTTTCTTGTGTTTTAGCATTATTAATAAAATCTTTTGATTGTTTAGTTGGTTGTCTTAAAATTGGGTCACCCAATTCTGCATCATTGAAAGGATATAATCTAATTGTTTCTCGTATTGGTTCTGCTATTTCTTGAACAATAGAAACATTTTGTTTTATTTGAACATCATTCGGAATATTATTATATGTTTTTAAAACAACCGAATAAGGTTCTATTTTTATTGTTTCTGCATCAACTTGTGAATTTACAATAACTGATTTTTGATTATTACCAAAATCAATTAAAGTATCTAAATTTTTATAATCTGCTTTATTTTGTTTTATTGCCCAATTTAAACTTTGTTCATATGTTTTAGGTGAAAGTTCTAAATCTAAATCATCTGATAATGCTTTTTTAGTTTCAATTATGTTACCATCAACTTTAGTAATAATAGAACGAAATTTTGTGTAAACTTTGTTTGGGATATCTGTTGATACTTCTCCTTGTGAACCACCTCCTGCGGTATCCACAATACTATCATCAATTACTTTCCAAGTTCCTGGAATTTTGTAAATTTGTTCTGAAGTCTCATCAAACTCTTCTTCTATAACATATATCCAAGCTTCAACATTCCAATTACCTGTTTTGTTTCTGTAATCTATTTCTAATTTTGAATTTTTACTTCTTGGTTGTGGACGCAGTGGTGTTCCATTATACATCAACAAATACTGATATCCAGTTATTGTAGCTGCAGTTGGGTCATCTGTGGTAACAACTTCGATAATACCTTTACTTGTAGTGTCGGTAATACTAAATACTTGATTTCCATCAGAAAGTGAAAAATTAGGGCCGTATTTTAATTTAAATTTCATTAGTAATTAAATCCTTGTCTTATAAATTCTTCTGCTGGTTCACTTTCTTCATTTGATATCTTGTAATCTGGTATAACTGCAAATAAGTTTGGTCTGTATATTTTAAGTCCTCTTCGTGTTCCATTTACATCAAATTCCAAGTTAAATTCTGCACTATATAGTCCACCGAATCTTTTGTGGTCAGTTGGTATTGGTATTGTTCCTTTTGTTTCATTACCATAATATTTTGGATTGAATGTTGATTCAAATTCGTTTCCAGAAACTAAATCTATACCTTTTATTTTAATTGTTAACTCTGGTGATAATTTTTGTATTTTATCTAAATCAGAAATTGTTGTTGCAATTATGAAAGGGAAACCAAAAGTTTTTGATGTTTTATATCCCATAATATATGCTCCACCTAAGAAAGGCCTTCCAGAAGATAAATTTCCCAAATTTGATTTAAGTTCTGTAGCTATATTAGATAATTTTTTTGAAGCACTACTCTTTGCATCCTTCCCATCGTCTATTGCTAAATCGTTGAAACAATAGTTTCTAAAATCATCTTCGGTTGACAAATTATCTTTATCTCCAAAATTGATTCTACTATTTCCGGCTTTATAAGCACCATATAAAAATTGTTTTGTCTGTGTTGTTGGTAATAAAGTAGCGAGAGTCCTGTTAGTTTGTTGGTTTGTTACCCATTCTGATACAGCACTTGATTGTAAAAATATAGCAAACCCATCATTTTCCGCACCAAATTCTGTTAAGTCCATTATTTCATATGCATCATTAATAATAAGTTCACTACCAATTAAACTTTTGTCTAATGTAATATTACTATTATTGTTTAATACAAACTCAGTAGAAGGTGGTTTTAATGATGGATTATCAAAATTTAAAACATCTTGTCCTATGTCTTTTGGATAAATTGTAGCTTGTTTTTCTGCTAAACTTTTAAATTCTTGTTTATATCTGTCATTTTTAATTGGTAAAGTTGCTAGTCTAACTTCTTTTTTATCAGACGATATATCTTCAATATAATATTTATAATCTAATTCCGTTAATTCTCTTGTAGTTCCTTTTTTAACAATACGACCATCAATTAAAACATCATATTCACCAGTATAAATTTCTTTGTTACTATCAACTAAAACTGTTTGATTACTTCCTGCTATTTCTCTTAAGAAATTAAATTCTATATTATAATCACCCGAAAAATATCCATTTCGTCTTAATATAATTCCAGGATTAATATTAAATTCACCTTCAGTATCTATATATTCTTTTACTTCACCAACTCTTATAGATTCTAAAAAGTTTCCATTGGTATTGAAAATATTCATTTCTATATAGTCTCTTGACGATTCTCCAAATACAGGATTTTCTACCCTTTTCTTTTTACCACTAAAAAGAATATCAAAATCTTTATCAGATATTTGTGATTTGTATTTTTTGTCTAAAAAATGTGTCATTTATTACCTTACATTATAACCCATTGGAACACCCAATGGAATTAAGTCTAATTCTTTCTTTTCAATTAAAATTATTTCGTGTTCAATATATGATGATAGTAAAGTTCCTATATAAGAATTAAAAATATTAAAATTTGGAAATTGTCTTCTACGATTATTTTCCATATAATAAACTTGTAAATAATTATCTACCATTTCTTCTTCTGTGTTTATTTCTGGATTATTCCACCCATTTGGTGCTATTATATCACCATCTACTAATTCTATTGTGTATCCATTTGTTCTAATTTTTGGAACTTTTCTTGATGGTGTTAGAAGTATAGGTGTTGTAATAGTTCCGTCTGAATCTGGTTCATCATTTAATTTTGGTTCTAATAAATTTTCTTGTGGTGAATTAGTTAATTTTATCAAAGGTAAACTTGTTTTTGTAGGAATAAGTTTATTTATTGTTGTATCAACAGTAATGTCAAATTTTTGTCCTTTAACATAAGTTGGATATTGATTTGTTTTTTTAATTCTTTGGTCTGGTGTATCTAATCCTGCTCGTCTAAATGGTTCTTTCAATCTTACTTCATCATCAATATTTTCAAAACTTAAAAGAACACCATTTTCATCAACCATATGTTGTCTTTCATTTTCTTCTTGTTCATCTTGAGATTCTTTTAAATAAGTAAGATATTCATTTTGTCTTGCTTCAATTCTATCTTGATACCATTGATATGTTTCTAATTCTTGTCGTGTGTAAGGCACTTTTTTACCTCGTTACTTTAAATATGTGGTCTTCATCTAAGATGTGTTCTACTCTTGTATTCCCACTACCACTTACAACTTTGTAAAGAAAACGATAGTGTCTTTCTGGTTGAAATGCGTTTAAATCTAATCTGAAATAATTACCTGCTCCATCACAACTTAGATAAGAACCAGTTGAAAATGGTATAATTTCATCTTCACTCAAAGCATCTCTAACTGAATATTGACTTTGACTTGGAATAAATTTTACATTTAAATTTTGAGAACTTGTTGAATAAGTTCTTGTTGGAAATCTTTCACGACCATATACTCTAAATTTAATTTTTGATTTTTCTTTATATTCCTCTCTTAAACCTTTCATATAAATAGTAACCTCATCTACATCATCTGCATCTAAAGTTGATAATGAACCGGTATTAAATATTGAATCATCGTATTCTACTTCCAACTTTGGTGGATATATTGTGTGTGTATCTCTTGAGAAGAATGCGAAATTTCCAAGTCTATCTGTGCTTCCCTCGTCTAATGAAGATGAAGTATTACCAATACTACCTGAACGCTTTACTATAAATCCTTCATTAGCTATTGAACTACTTAACCATTGTTTCATAATATCAGTAACATCCATTCTCATATCTATTGTTTCGTGATTGAATGACTGAGATGCTTCATATTGGTTAAACCAAGTTCCACCTGTATTGTTTGAACCACTTACCCATTGAGTTCCTGTGGTTTCTCCGTCACGATATCTCCAAGAACAACCTTCGGTAGTTGCGGGACTATCAAAAAATCTTCCATCACCTTGAACCCAAGATTGACTTACTGGATAAGCAAATAATGATTGACTTGTTGTTAATTCTGTTGACCTTGCGTCATATAAATTTAAATAGTATCTTGCGTTTTCAGGAATAGTTCCTGCTACAATTGATTCAGATATATTAGTTATATCAAACTTAATTAAAGTTCGTGATACATTTACTACTGAACCATCAGTATTCATATCTTTACGAACTTCTAATATTTCATCTAATCCAGTATTTCTACTTTGTGTAGCACTACCTTCATAAAGTGTTGCGTCTTTTTCTGCAAATGTAAAGAAATGCATTATTGATTCCCTCCTGTATTAGTTCCCTCTACTGAACCTATGATATCTCTTCCAGGATATTTTAATTCAAAAATACTTGGGTCAAGTGAAGGATAAACTATACTGTTTTCTGTAGCTCCAGCTGTATCGAAAGCATTACCACTATATCCCTCAGATACTTTATATGTGTTATCATTATTAATTGTAATATTTGTTACTGATGCTACACCTTCTACTTGTGCAATTTCATATGACAAATCACCTAACATAATTGGTTGATTTATTTGCCATCTATCGATATCAAAATATTCTTCAATTCTGTTTGAAGCTTTTAATAAAACTTCGTCTTGATTGTAATTTGGTTGTGTTAATATCTTATAATTTATACCAAAATTAATAACATATGCATTTTTAATATTTACTGCATCTGTTATTGTTCTAAATCTTGATAGGTAAATTTTTAAATTTTCTTTTACTGCATCATTTACAACTGAAAGTTGTTTATTAGAATTATATCCAAGAACATATAAGTTTAGTGCTAATGGATTAGGTATTCTATTTGATAACTCTGAAATTGGTTTTCCAATATCTTCTTCGGTAATTGTATATGAACTTTGTGGTGTTCCACTTAGTTGGTCGTCTTGAACCATATAAGCTTTTGAAATGTTTCCATATTTGTCTGGTAATGCATATGTTCTAACTATATAATCTTCTTTAGTAACTGCTCTACCTTGTGCTTGGAAATATGCTTTAATGTTTTCTCTCAACTCTTCAACACTTTCTGCTCCCATACCACCACTTGATGCTTCAGGGTTTGTAAATGCTACTGATTGTTTTACAGTATCTAATGTTGTTGCTGATAAACTTGTGGAATCTATAACATAATTAATTCCTTGAATTTTTGTAATGTCCTCCGATGGAACATTATCATTTATACCACCACCATATGAATACTTTATAGTTAATGTAGTATTTGATGGTGCTTGTCCATATGTTTTTGTTTTTAAGAAATTAACTGGGTCAAATGTTTCCAATATCTTTGAAGGACTATCTGGTAAGTTAGAACCAATTGAATCGGGATTTGGAATGATTTCTTCGTCTGCATTATCACTAACTCCAGCTCCAAATCTTAATTCTGTTTTTGCATCAGCTCTTTTGAATGATGTAAATCTTTTTGCTACTCTCTTTAGTTTTAATAAATAAGGAGCATCACTTGCGTATGTTGAAAGTGATGGGTCGTTGTCTGAAGTATTTTCAACCTCATCAAATACCGTATCTTGTGCTAATGAATCAACTTCATACCATTTATTATTATCTGAATCAACACAACTTATTATCTCTACAATATTTTCATTTGATAATTTAATACTTGAGTATTTTTTTGCTGAACCAAAGGTGAATTCTTCTTCCGTAACAACTCCACTTTCAGCTTTAACTTGTTTTTTTAATAAATAAAATGTTGGTGAATCATTACTATCTCTTTCAAAGATTGATGTTATTCTTGGTGAGCGTGTTGTATTGTATTTGAAATTACAATCTTGTATTGTTCTAAATGTTGTTCCATTAGAAGACTCAATTCTTGCTCCTACTGGTATATTTAATGCGTAATCATAATCTGGTTCTATACTTGATGCTGTTCCTTTTGCTGGAACTAATTGAAAAACATCTAAAGTTACATTAGAAGGAGCTGATAATCTTGGTTTATATCCAAATGTTTGTGCCATTGAATAAAGTGTTCTTAATTCTTCTGAATATCCTAGTAAAGATTCTTTAAATTGTGAATCTACATAATATGACATTACATCACCGACATAAGCTGCCATTTCAATAAACATCATACCCGGTGAAGACTCATTAAAGTCTTTGTGTGTGTTTGGGTAATATTGCTTAGAAAACTCTATTAGATTATTTCTAATCTGAGAGAAGTCTTTGTTTAAATATCTTATTTCTTTTTCTATTGTTGGCATTTATTCACTCCTAATATATAGAACTTGCTCCACTTGTTGTTCCTGTTGTATTGTCAAAATTTAAGGTAATAGACTCGAATCTATTTGGTTCGTAATTTAGAGAAAAATCTAAATCAACTTTTGTTTGATTTGGATTTGTTTCATCTTCTGTCACATCTACACTTGATATTACTATGTATGGTAACCAAGTAGACATTGCTTCTTCAATAGCCTCTTTAATTCTATCTGTTAAGTCTTCTGTGTATTGTTCAAATAACAAGTCTCTTAAATCAGAACCAAACTCTGGTTGCATTACTCTTTCACCTTTTGATGTTAGTAACAAATTTTTTATGTTATATCCAGCTTGTTCTAATGTAGTTTCTGTTTGTCCGAATAATCCAGCTCTGTCTCGTGTAAAAGGCAGTTTTAAACCAATACGAATATCTGGATTTAAATCATTTTCTCTTGCACTTGACATTACTTACCTTTCTTTTTTTTATCAATAGCTTTTATTAAATCGGTGTAGTCTCTTGTTAGAGCGTTCTTTAAGTGCTCTGGAGCTGCTTCTGGATTCATACCCGCACTTTGTAAAGTGCTTGCGGCCGCTACTTCTCGTTTAACTTCTTTATTTCCCATACCACTGCCGTATCCTAACATTTCAGTCATACGACTTGAATCAAAAGTTCCTCCGCCTAATGTTGGATACTCCTCTTTTGGATTCTGTGCAGTTTCATTTAGAATTTTGTTAAGTGTTGGATTATCTGTATAATTCCTTTTCTCAACTTTTCTTTTCTTAACTACTGGTTTTACTTTGGGAATATTTGTTTCGTTAATAAGTATATCAGTTATCTGTTTTTTAACCTCTTGTTTGACAACTTCTTTTATTAACGATACTAATTTATTCGATTTCATTTTTACTCCTAGTCTGTTACTATGTCTGGTCTTAAAAAACTTAATGTTGAAAAATCATTTAAGACACTAATTAATTCTGCTCCAACTCTTGCTAAACGAACAGGGTCGGTTGGTGGAATAGTTGGTAATTCTGCTACAATATTATTAAACCTTGTTACCAAATCATTATACTCGTTAAATTTAACTGTTGGTAATAAAGTTAAAAAATCTGAAATTTTCTGTTTAGGTGAGTTTACAAAAGCTTCAATCTTTTCTTTTAATTCTTTTACCTCTTCAAAATTTTCTTGTGTTAATCCAGTCTGTTGTCTTAGATTATTTATACATATGTCTATTTCTCTCTGAACATCTCTTATAAATTTATTTCTGAACTCATCTATTGCATTTTGTGTTTCACCTGTAAATATTGTTCCACCTTCATTATGTTTTGTTTCAATATCTTGACCAAGAATTTCTACTAAATCTCCTGATTGTAATCTTATATGTTGTCTTGCATTTATTACAATAACATCTGCGTCTAATATAATTTTTTTACCACCAACTGAATAAGTTTTAAATTTTTCATTTGGGTTTTCTAAATCAACCACCCCACCATCTTCTATATAAATAGAAGCGGCATCTTTATTTATATCATATTCTACTGGTTCAGTTGATGTGTTATTTTCACTATTATGTCCAACTACTAATTGTATGGAAGGACTCAGTTTATTCTCACCAACCTTAATTGAACTATTAAATCTACCATTAATAACTATATCACCAGGATTAGCTTTTATATTTCTCTGATATATTGGACTCTCATCAATTGTCTGAAAAATATCTATTTGTCTTGATAACTGACTTTCTTCTGATAATCCTATTTTTATATTATTGTTGGGATTATTTCTTATGTTAATAGTATTTGTATAATATGTTCTTCCAAGATAATTCACACATATTACATTTTCACCTACCACAGGATATTGTTTAATATTTGAATTTAGTGGTAATACATATATTTCATCTTTTGGTAAAATTTCTTGTTCTGGATTACTTATAAAAGTTCCACGAATAGCACCATAATAAGTGTAATCATCATTTGGTAATAATAATTCATCTAAAAAAACTTCTTCTACTTCAAAAGCTTCCATTTCGTAAAAATCAAATTCATTTGCTTTTACTACTTTTTTAGTATCACGAATTCTTCTACGAGTGATTGAATTTCCTGAACTATCAAGTGTTTCATCTCTGTTTTTATAATCTCTATATGGCATTTTTTAATCTTTTTTAGAAGAACTTATTTCTTTTGTAATCTTATCAGTTGCTTGTTGTAAATCCATAGTATCGTGTTCCACTATGGTTTTAAGTATCTGTTCTTTTTCTACCTCAGATAAACCGAATTCACTTTCAGACTCACCTTTACCTTCGGCAGTCATAATCTTTTGAACAATAGATGCTAATTTAATCAACAATTCATCATTTCTAACATTGATTTCTAAGTATTCTTTCATCATTGGTATAATTTGAACTGCTGTATCGCCATCTTTTATCATTGCTGTAATATTTTTTGTCAAAACATCTAATTGATTTCTGTTATAGTTTTGATTTTCGTAAATATCTTGAAAGAGTGAAGCTAACGATTTACCTTTGAATATTTCATAATCGTTTGACATAATATAATCCTTTGGTAATAAATATATGGAAATAAAAAAAGGGAACAAAATATTTTATTCTGTTCCCAATTTTTAATTAAGCAATATGTAGGATTTTATTGCTTATGTATTTCGTGTTCCTACTTACGAAATAAACCGACTAATACCACTAAAGTGATGAAACCAGCAAAACCAGCTTCCCCAAACTTATTAACTAGTGATATCAGATTACCGATTACATCCATTCCAAACATTCCACCTGGAAATAAAATCCCTGCTACTGCTCCGAATGCAATAAGTGATAATGATAATTGAAGTAAATCATTTACATATCCCTTTATTGTTGTTACGATATCTTTCATAGTCTATATCCTCCGTATTATTGAACTAACATTGAGTCTATCCTGTAAAAGCAATAAACCCAAATTCTTTAATAAGTAATTATATATATTAATTATGGATTACAAATGACCCTGTGGTCTTCGTATCAATGAATCCATTTACTTGAAATTCTTTGTGAATGCCTTTCTGATATTTCTTCATTACATTAATAACTCGTGTAATGTGTTGTGTGTTTGAATGCGTCATTTCTCTGATTAAAATGTATAACGCTTTTTTATTGAAGTTTTCTATATTACCTTTTATTCTAAAAATATGTAATACTGCGTCAGCGACACGAATATCTTTCTGTCGTCTGAATATTACATTCATATTGTTATCCCAGTATTCTAACATTTGTATTACAAATTCATTATATGCTTGACTTGTATCTTTTTGTTGTATCTCTGTTTGGATACTTCTATCCCAATCCAACACATCTTCTTTATCGTGTGTTTTCATTTTTTTATAATTGTTATTATTATGTAAAATTAAATAATTTTTAGCTACAATACTAAAGTAAGAGAAAGCTTTTCCTTTACCTTCTGTGAATTTATGCATATTCATAACTAAAAAACTAACCACTTCGTGTTTTACTTCTTCCGAAGAAACATCAAAGTAATAAAACTTGAATGTGTGAATTATATTTTCACATAACTTATCAAATGCCGCAGCTATGTGGTCGTTGTAAATCTTATTTCTCATAGGAGCTCTTTCTTCGTTATTATAACGAATTATAGCGTCCTCTGTTTTCTGTGTAAAATAATATCTTGATGAACCCTTTTTAGCTTTTCTTGGCATTTAATACTCCCTCGTCTGTTAACTCTTCTAATGAATTTACTTCTTCTTTAATCTGTTCAAATATCTGACCCACCTCGTCATCTGCTTCAAAATATCCTTTGTAGTCAATTCTATCGATATTTTGATTAACTTGGCCAATTTTTTGTATATAACCCTCTGTCCAATCTTCGAGTTGTTCTTGTTTAACCATTAAGTTCCAAAGTGCATATCCTTGAACTAAACAAATCACAACAAAGATTCCTAACATTATTTCTACTATCATCTTTTTTCTCCAAATAATTCCTCAAATAAATCGTTTGTTATTTTAGGTTTTTCTTCTGTAACATTATCGGGACTACCAACAACATTTTTTATACTCTGTATTCTTTCTTGAACTTCTGTTTCATCTTTCTCAATTGACTCTTTTGTTAGACGACCCTCTATCTGAGCGGCCATCATATCAGCTTGATGTAAAATATATTGTATGGTTGAACGAAGTTGAAACTCTGATTTATAAGCTACTAAATAACTTTTATTTGCTTCCTCATACATTCCATCTGTTAATCTAATACCAATAAATTCTTTTTTACTAATTGTGATATTATAATATTGTAATAAGAAAAATGCTCTATCTGTTACTGACATATATTCACACTTTGGATTGTGTGTAAATATTTCCCCCATATTCTTTCTTCTCCACTCATTGTCTTGTGGAACATAGTAATCATTTTCTAAATCACCAACCTTACCTAAGTCGTGATGAATCGCTGAAAAAACTAATTCTTCTTCTGTAAAGTCAACTTTACTACCATTCTGTTCCCATAATTCTTTTACCTTTAATGATAAATCTACTACTCTGTTTATATGGTCTACATAACCACCTAACATTGCGTTGTGATAATGTTCCTTAGCACTTGCGGGAGCCATCATAAATCTATCTTCCATATCATTATACATTTTTAAGACTTTATCTTTCCTATCTCCAGTTATATATAACTGAATAGTATTAATTAATGTATCATAATTTTTTTGTATTTGTTCTGCTGTTAATTCTCTCATCTTACCACCATTGGTTTTCTTTATCATTAAAAGTCGGGTCTTTTAATGAATGTTCTAACTTTTTACCATTTTCCCCGAGACCACCTGCGTCATCAACTATCTTTTGTATTTCATCTCGTCTTTCATCAGGTATCCATAGTCTTGTAAATTCTTTTGTTGGGTCATCTAATACACCTTTACTCAAACACCATAGTCTAATCTTTTCCCAAGAATTACTTAGGAATAAATTTGGGTGTGAGTTGTGAAGTAAATTTTTCTTATATCCATTTCCTTGTAAAATGTGATATAACCACTCTACACCAGATTTTGTGCTGTTTACTTTTTTCTTTTTACTATCTAAAGAGTTGATTAAATCACCGACTAAGTTTTCTTCAAATTGTTTATCGTGTTCTGGTAAAGTCCAATCTAATGTTTGTCCAACTGATATATTATCTAACATTTCTTTAAATGATTTCTTGTCTTTGAAATATAAAGGATAATCTTTACCTAATACATACTCGTGTGTATCGTGTTTATAAGTTAAACTTGGTCTACCAACTTTAATAGCATCTTGAGCTGATAAATTCCAAGTCATATAATCATCTACAAAACATAAACTTGCAAAACATTTGTCTAATAGATAACGATAATTTCCGCCACTTGGTAAGTTCTTAACCATCATCCAATCTGGTGCTGGTGCACCTGCTTTTGGTTTTTTAGCTTCATCATCTGTAACCCAAACTAACCACTCATCTCTATCTAAATCTTCTGTAAACTTAATTAATTTTTTTATACCTGTTGTATTATTCCATCTGTGATTGAATACTAAAATCTTTTTATCTGGTAATGGAAATGGTTCCGGTTCAGGTAAATCACCAACACCCAATGGGAAGTAATTTATTTTTTCTTTCATTACTTTATCATCAACACCTTTTGCGGTATGGTCATTTTTATCCCAATTAGATTTCATATAATCTAAACTAACAGGACAATGGAAGTAAGAACGATAAGACAAATCAATAGCTTCTAATTGTCTGAAAAATCCAACAGGATAGCCACCAGTTGGTCTACTCTTTGCACAATCAACCCAATGGAAAAAGTTAAATGAATCTACTGACATACCATATCTACCAGTTAATAGTGCATTATAAACATTGTATAATAATTCTGGTTGATGA